TATCGCTGCCGTGGATAGCAGCCTCTAGCTGGAGCTGAAATAGCTCAATAACCGCAAACGGGCTAGACGTAAGCAGATTTTCAAAAAGCTCGCTCATACCTCAAACACTTGCTGGAACGTAACGGTGATCGTGGCTCTGTTCAAATACGGTATGGACTTCGCCCAATCCTGGCAAATCCATTTGTAGGTATCGGTTTCGTCTGGTGGCGACCAGTCAAAGCTTTCCGCTCCACCGCGTGCTTCGAGAAACGTTTCGATCGTGTCGGCATCAGCCTCCGATACCTCAAACGTCAGGTTCCACTGCTTGGGATCTTGGTTGAGGCCATACGTCAGTCGTTGAGAAAAACCATCCCCAAACTGCACGTTGCGGACTCTGGGACGGCTACGCTTGCTCGCCCCATACGTTGGATTGATCGAAGGGAAAGTAGCCATTAGCGGGTAAGAAGTCCTCCAGGTCGCTTCTGCTTAATCAATTCTGCCTGCACCGCCGCACCAATCAAGCGGCCAAGCTGATCAGCGCCACCCTGGTTGCCCTGGACTTCCGTTCCAGAAGCATCGACGTTAACTACGACGCTGGTGCTGCCCATAGCGTTGTTTGGAACGATGTTGCCCTGCGCTCCAGGGACAAACAGCTCAGGACCACGTTCGCCAACCATGTAAGGACGACCTGCCCCTACAACGCCGCCGTTAGCTCTAGGGGTGAACGCTCCCGAGAATGTGTTGGAAGGTAGGGATGGTACAGCAGCATCGGGGATTGTATAACCGCCAGGCCCGGCAGTCGATGTAACATTAAATAATGAGGGCACTAAGGACCCAAGAAGAGTTCCGATAATCCCTTGCCCTTGAGACAGCTGGCCTTGTGCGTTTCCATAGAACGCTAGATTTGCGGCAATGTTTAAAAGCTGGTCAGACAAGCGATTTAGCATATTTGCCAACGCATCAGCAAGAGTGCGTGTTTCGTCTGTCGCAGCTCTAATACCATCGACAAAACCATCTTTAATGGTGTCAGAAAGCCCTTTTGCTAGCTGTTGGGCTTTTTTAAGCTCCTCTTGCTGAGCTTTAAGTATTTGTTTCCTAAGTTTTTGCTGTTCTCTAAGAAGATCTAGTGCGTCTTTTTCCCTTTGCTCTATTTTTTGAGCTTCAATGTCGTTAAGACGGGCTAATTTTACGCTGTCGGCCAGTTCTTCTAAATTTTTTCGCTTTATACCGTCTTTGACTTTTGCAATTCGCTCAAGAGTTATCTGGTGATCTACTTCGACCATTGCGATCTTGCGAGCAAATGGCTCGATTTCCTCATAGCGAGCCAGTTGTCTCCTAAGGCTGCGCTCAAGACCTTCACCAGTTTCTGCCGCTGTAAGACCCCTGGGGGGTTTAGCGGGTTTTCCTGGATCAAACTCAGCTACGCTTTTTAGTAGCTCTCTAGTTTCTTTCAGAGCCTTTACAAAGTTATCTAAGCGTGACTGACGGTTCTCATCAAATTTTTTCTGTAGAGCGGCAACTCGTTCATCTGCAAACGTAGTCGGATCTATAAATTCTCCACGTAAACCGGCTGCTGCTGTAATTAAATAGTCTGCAAAACCAACTTGACGAGCTTTTTCAATAGATACTTTGTGCTCTGCTTCTAAACGAGATTCGGCAAGAGCTAGTTCTACAGAAGCAGAGTCATTTACCTTAAGTTGGTCAAGTAATCTTTGTGCTTCTGTATTGCCTATTTCGTTTCTTGCTTCAAAAATGGCTTGAGCAAGCTTTAATTCTGTATCCGCAGCCGCAAGTCGGTCAAACGCACCAGCATCTCCGCCAAAGATTGCAGCTAACGCTTCTTTTTCCGCAAAACGTTCAAAAGCAGAAAAGGCTTCAAGTAGTTCTAAAGCTTCTGCTTTAGTGACCCCAAACATCTTTCCAAGATCGTCTACTTGAGCACTTGTACCTCGGGCACTAATCTCTAGATCCTTAGCTCCTGCGTTTAGAGCAGCTAGTTGCTTATTAAATTCATCTGCTTCTGAAATTACTTGCCCAAAAGCGGTGCCGAGAATAGATAATGCGAACCCTGCTTGTCCTCCTATAACGCCACCAGCAACCCCACCTAAGGCACCACCAGCTGCTGCTGCGCCTGTTTGCCCAAACAACAGCGGAAAGCCGCCACCGATAAGAGCACTACTTGCACCAGCGCCAAACGTACGCATGGTTTGCTGCCTTGCGGCGTTTCGGTCAGCTTGGTTGGCTGCTGATATTGCTTGTCGTACGTCTGCTGCTTGCTGGAAAAACTTGTTAAAACTGCCCTGTTTGCTGAGTAGTTGATCTACAGAAGCGGCAGCATCTCTGTTTGACTGAGCAAAAAAGTCTATTATTTCTCTCGCTTCATCGATCTCCTTGCCAAACTGGGTAACTCTTTTTCCGGCAGCGCTGTAAGGGTTTCGTTTACCTATATTATTTTGTACTCTGTCTAGCTCTTCAAGCTTAGCGTTTAATTGCTTGAGTCGGTCTTCGAATAGTTTTAGCTCTCTAGCCCCTTTTACGGCAAGGTTAATGTCTACGTCGTACTGGGCCACGGGGGAACGTAGAGAGGGCTGACTACACTTTAACGCGCAGCCATAGTTTGCGCCCCTCTAGACGTGCGACTACGGTCCATCACCGTCTGCTGTTCTTCGCTCTTCAGCTCGTAAAAAGCAGCCCATCCAACAAGCTCCTCCTGTGTAAGCCGCTCGGTTAATTGGGCAAGCGTCATTCCTAGCTCTTTCGCTAGGAAAAACATGAACAGCCAGTCGTTATTAGCTTTTGAGGTCTGCCTTCGCTTCCTCCACCTTGTTCTCGGTGCCGGATGTCAGCATTGCAAGTTGAATCTCTTGAAGCACTGAGGCTTCAACAGCGTTTTTAAGTACGGCTTTTTCGCCGTCTTGGAACAGACGTTTGCCGTTTTCGTCCAACGACTTTTCGATCATCATGCCAAGTGCAAAATCATTGGCATCATCAGATCCGGCCTTCTTCTGGATGGCTTCGCGTTCTGCAATGGTGAGCGGATGCCAGTAGACCTCAAGAACCGTATCGTCGCCTTCCTTGACCTCGTATTTATACAGCTGGCTGACGCCGAACTTATTGCGGAGCAGCTCAGAGGCGCGCATAAAGTAGTACCGTTTGCCTCAATATACTACACAACTGCTGTGAACTGACAAGAAACAATCCCGATGAAGTGCGAGCGGTCTTCTAACTCAAGCGGTGTCGGGCCAGAGATATCGGATACGCGAGGCGCAACGCTGAACGTATCGGTGTAGCCAGAAGCGTTTACCGATGTAAGGCCGTCGATTACAGCCTCACTTAGAGATGACAACACTGACGTTCCAGCAGACTTCGGGACGTAGATGTTGCACTGAATGACGCCTGAGTAGTAATCCTGAGCCGCGCCCTGGTTTTGGATGGTGGAGCGGTTGAAGTTGACGCTCATCAAGATATATTTTTTGTCTTTGCCGGGTGTGGTGTAACGAACGTTGTCGTAGACCATGAGCACCGTGTTGTCGGCGGCTGCAACCGTGTCAGTGACTGCTTTTTCGAAGGCCGCGCGGGCATTTACGAGAGTCATGGTTTAGAGCTTGGTGTAAGACCCGAACACACTGCTGCTGGATCCAGTTCTGGCAAAAATGCGGCCAGGACGTTTGTCCCCAAAGGTCTGCTGGACCAGTGAGCGCATTTCGCCTTGGATAAAGTTTGCCACTTTTGGAGACTCCAGGGCATAACCCGCATACTCAGCGGTGTTGCCGATATAAACCGTGGGCTGGCGCTTGAAGTTGAACTCGGGAACAGCGAAACGTGGCTTTATCTGGCTGCCGATGGGTTTTTTGCTTGTGTGGACCCATTGGTTTTTGCTGGGATCTCTGGTGGCGTGGATATTTGACCACGGGGCAAAGTCTTCGCGTTTGTCTTGAGCGCGGACTTTTTGGGTCGATGCTTTCCAGCTTGATGCAAAGAAACCAGTATCCACAGGGCTGTTCTCTTCGGTGCCCAAACCTTCGACGGTCAGCTGAATCAGGGCGTTGTAGTCGTCGTTTATCTGACGTTCCAGGTCAGTGACGA